ATAAAGATTTGGATGATATAGAAGAAGAATTGATAGAACCCGATCCAACGGCTTTGTTTGATTCTTCTAACAACCTTTTGAGCGAAAAAGTCTTGGAGGCACTAACATGAGCTGGGTAGCAGCAGCAATAGGTGGCAGTTCTATCATTAGCGGTATCATGGGAAGCAGGGCCGCGAGAGACGCTGCCAACACTCAAGCGGCCGCCATCCGCGACCAAATCGCCGAGCAACGAAGACAGTTTGAAATTCAGAACGAGCAACTTGCTCCATATCGAGAACTGGGTTACACCGCGCTGAATGACATTACTGGACGCAAAGATTTCTTAACAAGTCAGTTTGGCCCTGACCAGTTTGCTCAATATTTAGACCCGTCTTATAACTTTCGCTTTCAGCAAGGACAAAGGGCCGCTCAAAATGCCATGAACGCTGGCGGTGGTTTATTGTCTGGCAATACTCTACGCGGACTTACGGAGTATGGTCAGGGTGCGGCATCTCAAGAATATGCAAGTGCATTTAACCGCTTCCAAACTGAGCGCGGAAATATTTACAACACGCTTGCAAGCATGGCTGGAATCGGTCAGACCGGACAATCACAGGCCAACCAACTTGCCTCAAATTACATGAACGCTCAGACGCAACTTGGTGTTGGATTGGGAGCAACTCAAGCCGCTGGAACCATAGGACAAGCCAACGCTTATTCAAACGCAATCGGTGGGGCTGGTAACGCTCTTGCTTACGGGCTAATGAATAACAATACTGGCGGCCAAGGATATTTTGGCGGAATCAGCGCTCCCCAACAAACAAACACCGGAACAAACATTTATTCTCTGACAACTGGTTAAGGGATAAACATGGCAGACTTTGGAATAAAACCAGACATTGCTCTTGGAGTTAAACCCGCTCCAACAATGTCTTTGGGAGACCTTGTGAATCTTGGGCGATCAGTCCAAGCATATAAGCAAGCAGAAATAATTAACCCTCTAGCAGCTCAAAAAGCGCAAGAAGAGTTATCTCAGGCTCAAACAAAAACTACTTCCGATGCTATGCGGTTGGATATTAACAGAGCAAACCAAATAGCGGCTGGCTCAATCGCGCTGATTAACGACCCAGATGTGATTCGAGCCGAAGCCGGAGAACTATTTGATAAAGAAAAATTGGTCAACAAGGTAGTCAATCATTTAAAACTACAATCACAAAATGCTGGAATTGACTGGGAAACGAAAGGTAGGGAGCTTGCTGCTCCATACATAGACATCGCCCAAAACAGGCCACAAGAATTGAGGGCATTTGGCAAAACGAGACATATTGTTGGACTTGATGACGCATCAAGAACCGCTCTTCTAACGGGCCAGATGGTAACAAGTGGAGGCCAACCAGCATTAGCAAATCCTTTCACAGGAACAATTACTCCGTTGCAAGCCCAAGAGCAAAATGCCCCAGCAACTCCGGCACAACAACAAGGCGCTACACCGCTGCCATTTCCAGTAAGGAAACCAGGAACTGTTGCTCCCTTCAGAATTGGCGAAGAAGACGCTATCAAGCGCGGGCAAACTTATGTTGCCGATACAACAAATGCACAACTTCAAAACGCTCAAACAGTTCGTAATCTAGATGAAACCCTTAAAGTCGTTGAAAAATTAAATCCAGGTTCATTTTGGTCAAGTGGTTTAGCTGGGGCTTTCAAAAGAAAAGCATCAGAACTTATTGGTGACACAACTTATAGGCAACTCAGTAAAGATTTGGCTAACTTGCAAATTAGTAACATCAAATCTGCTGGTGGTTCAATGGATACTGTGGCTGGACAACAACTTGCAAGATACGCAAGCGGAGATGAAACTTACCCGCCAGATGTTTTGGAAAACATTATTAAAAGAACTTACTCAGACGCAAAAAATAATGAGTTAGCGGCCAAAGGAGCAGCATTGTTTTCTGACAAATTTGGGTTTAACAATATTGATAAATTTAAACGAGATTGGTCAAAAAATTCAGATTCTAGAATTTTTGAAGCAATGGTAATTGCAGAAAAAATTAAAGATAAAACTGAATTAAACAAAGCACTCAACAATCTTCTTGGTGCTGACAGAAAAACAAACAAATCCTTACAAGAGAAATATGACAACATTATAAAACTTTCCACCCAAGGAAGTTTGTAATGGACAGTTTGCGCGCTATTTTGTTTGGCGGGGATGAAAAGCAATCAGTTATAACTGATGCTCTGTTAGATCGTCTTGAGAAAGTAGAAAGCGGAGGAAATCCCAAAGCGATCAACAAAGAATCTGGCGCGATGGGAGCGTATCAGTTTATGCCATCAACTGTTGATATGTTGGCAAAACAAGGAATCAAATTTGATCCAATGAACCGCGATCAGAGTCGAGAAGCCGCAAGGGCTTACTTAACGCAACTTGCTGAACGACATGGCGGTGATATAAACAAAGCTCTTAAAGATTACGGCGGGTTCAAAACAAAAGACCCAACAAATTACATAAACAAAGTTTTGGCAAACCAAACAGAACCAAAAATTAGTGAACTGCAACCAGCGGAAGAAGACAACCTTAGAAATTTAATTTTTGGAACTTTAGAAGAGCGCACATCAAAACCAATAGAAAGCGCAAAACAGGAAACTCGTGCGCCCGTTCAAAGTATTCCAGCCCCGACTTCAAAACCAGAAGAAGTTTCCCAACAACCAGAGCGCAAGGTTTTGTCTTTTGGTGAGTATGTTAAAGGTGCGCCTGGAGCCGCTATTGCAACTATTTACAACCCCTTAGTGCAAGCGGCCGGAGGGGTCGTTGGTATTGTTAAAAGTTTGCCCGAACTTGGGTCGGGTCAAGCCCCAAAAATTGCAGAACAAGCAGCGCAAGAGTTCACCAAAAAATATTCTTACGAACCAGCAACAGAAGCTGGAAAAGACATTGTTGCCAAACTTGGAGAAGCTTTTGAGGCAAGCAAACTTGCTCCAGTAGTAACACCCGAAATGACAGTCGCTCAACAAGCATCCAAAGGTGTAGGCGCTCAAGTTAGACAACTAACCAAAGGTGCGGGCGGCCAACTTGCCGAACAGTTTGAAACAAAGAAAACAACTCCAACATCAGAGTCAACTGTTCCCGCTCCTCAATTTGCCGCTGGAAGCGTGGGTGCAGCACAAGCAACAAGCAACCCATTCAAAAACAAATTGACTGGCGAAGAGAATGTTCGCGGTCAGTTCCCACAAGTTAAACTTTCCAAGTCTGCGTCAGATGTTCCTTTGAATGAACAACAAACTCGCGCCCAAATTCTTCAAGAACTTATGCCAGATCAACCAATTCGTCCTGGTGTGGTGACTGGAAACGAAAATACTTTAAGAAACGAATATGCAAAAGCAAACTCTGCAAATAGAACCCCAGAAGGAGAACTTTACAAGCAACAATTTGCGGCAGAACAAAATGCTTTGTCAAATTTTGCTGAAGAGCGTGTAAACAAAACGGGAGCCTCAACAAGCCTTATTAACGACGAACAAAGGGGCGGTCGAATCAACGATGTGTTCTATGGTTCTGACCCAAACGATGCCGAATCAACAAGCATAATTGGATATTTGAATCAAGCAAAGAGACAAATTTATGACTCTGCGTTTGAAAAATCTGGCAACAATAGGATCAAGACTAACAACACAGATTCGTTTTTTAACAATCCTCAAGTTAAAGCTACTTTCGAAACCGATAACACCTTAAATGTTTTGAATGGAGCCAAAAATTTAATTGAGCTTGCAAAAACTGTTGGATTTGAACTCCCAGACGGCACAATAGCCCCGCCTGGCTCGGTTGCGGCGTTTGTTGCAGTTATAAAAAGTTTAAATTCTAATTGGTCAATGGAACGAGCAGTTGCTATCAGAAAAATAAAGCAAGCAATTGATAAGGATATTGCAGCGGCGGCTGACCCGTCGCTTTATAAACTTGGCGATGAAGTTCACAAATTAGAAAAAACTTTGCTTGGTTCTAGGGGAATCAGCAATCTGTTTGGAGAGGTGGATTCAAACGGGGTTATGAAGTCTTCAACTCCTTTGGAAAAAATACCTTCCAAACTGAACAATATGCCCAAAGATCAATGGAGGCATATCAGGGATACTTTGGAGCAACTATCGCAAGGTCGAATTAGAAACGCACCTCAAGGCTTGCCACCCATTCCAGCGGAACTGCAACAGGCAGCGAAGGCTGCGCTTGCCGAGGTAGACGGCGCACTTGCAAGAGAAGTGTATAAGGCTGGAGCATCTAACAAGGAAATGTGGAATTACAACGCAACAAACAATGTGCTGAACTCCGTAATTGGTCAAAAAATCCTAGAGGTGTTTCCTCCAGATGAAGTTAGAAAATTCCATGTTTTAAACTATGCTGGTCATCTTATGCCAACCCATGGATACGAAGGGGCGGGATTACAGGCGCAGCGTATTGGATTGATTGAGGCAAACTTGCCAAAAGTCGGCGCGGTCGTAGGCGGCTCTGTTGGCTCAGTCGGCGGCCCAGCGGGTGCGGGCATTGGAACCTATCTGGGACAAAAACTTGGAGAACGGGCCGCTGAAGCAAGATCGGCAAAAAAACTAGAAAAGCAAGCGAAAGAAGCGCAGCGAAAAATGGAACAAGCTAGAGATTTGGCAAAACAAACTGGCGAAAACAAACTTGAAGATTTGGGAAACAAATAAGGACTAAACATGGCAACAGTAAACCTCGCCCCTATCGGTAACGGATTCCAGTTTTTTAACGCTAACGGCCAACCGCTGAACTCGGGGTTGCTTTATACCTACCAAGCTGGATCGTCCACACCCTTCACAACTTATACAGACAAGAACGGGCTAATTGCTAACCCCAACCCTATCGTTCTTGGAACGGACGGACGGCCACCAAATCAGATTTGGTTGCTGGATGGATACTTCTACAAGTTCATCCTGAAAGACTCTAGCAACAACACCATCGGAACCTATGACAACCTTTACGGGTCAATTCAGACTGTTCCAGCGACCGCGCCAGCCTTGCCTTCAGGTGCGATCATTCTGTGGTCGGGTTCTATCGGCTCAATCCCCGCAGGATATTATTTGTGTAACGGAGCAAACGGAACCCCAGACTTGCGGGATCGGTTTGTGGTTGGTGCTGGAAATAACTACGCAGTCGCAGCCACGGGAGGCTCTGCGGATGCGATTGTTGTAAGCCACAATCACACCGCTACATCCGTGGTAACAGACCCAGGACACGCGCACACCTACCAAATAGCAACTTCTAAACTAAACCAAAGCGGAAGCGCAACGGGATGTTTTACTAACACAACAAGCTCAACCACATCAACAGAAGTCACAAATATCTCTGTTGCGACAACTATTTCGTCTTCAGGCAACTCTGGCACTAATGCTAACTTGCCCCCGTATTACGCTCTTTGCTATATCATGAAGTCATGATTCCTATTGCTATCCTAGAGCTTGGCGCAAAACTTTTAGAGCGCGTGATCCCCGATGCCGATGCGCGGGCAAAGGCACAAGCCGAACTTCTAAAAGCATCGCAAGACCAAGACTTTCAACTGTCCCTTGGTCAGATAGAAATAAACAAGGTTGAGGCCGCGTCAGCAAATATTTTTGTTGCTGGATGGAGGCCGTTTATTGCGTGGTGCTGCGGATTTGGGTTGGCTTACAATTTTTTAATTTATCCGCTTTTGTTGTGGATAATTGCAATAAGCAACCAAAACATTCATCCACCAGAATTGTTTTCAGACAATCTTATGGAATTGGTATTGGGAATGCTTGGTCTGGGCGGTCTTAGGACTGTTGAAAAAATAAAAGGTGTAGAAAGAAATAGTTTCAAATGACAGAAAAATTAGAAGTTAAAACTTGTTATGCGTGCAAGGAAACCAAACCTTTAACTGAATTTTTTAGATCAAACAAAATTTTTTATCAAAAAGAATGTAAGTCTTGCAATAGAGAAAGAAAATATAATTGGTATAAAACAGAAATTGGAAAAAAATCTTCTGCAAATACCAAACTAAAAAGAAGGTTTGGTCTTACGCTTGAGCAGTATGAAGAAATGTATAAGGGTCAAAACAATTCATGTGCAATCTGTGGATCAGAAACAAGCGGAAACAATCATAGATTGGCGGTAGATCATTGTCACACGACAAATAAAATTAGAGGATTGCTTTGCAAAATGTGCAATGTTGGTTTGGGAAATTTTGTTGATAGCCCACAAAGATTGCGGAAAGCGGCGGAATATTTGGAAAATTTTCAAAACAAAGAGGGTGTCGCGCGATGAGTTTGGTAGACGAGCAAAACGAGTTCCTAAAAGATGTCTGCGCTCTCATCACAAAAGCGCAAGATATGGGATTCCAAGTCTCTGGCGGGGAGCTTTTCAGGACTGCGGAGCAACAAGCGATCTATGTCCAAAAGGGTCTGAGTAAGACACAAAACAGTAATCATTTGCGACGGCTCGCAATTGATCTGAACTTTTTTGATAATAGTAAACTTGTGCAAGATAAGGCTACAATAGCCCCGATTGGCGCGTTTTGGGAAAGCCTAAGCTCCAAGAATCGTTGGGGCGGTAATTTCACGACTATTTTAGATGTTCCACACTTTGAGCGTAATGTATGACCGAACACGGCAAACAAATTATGGATGGGCTTTCGGTTGCGGCGGTTTTGGGCGCGCTTGTGGACATCCTTCCTCCCGTTGCGGCCATCTTCACAATCGTGTGGACTGGTATCCAAATCTATGAGTCCGAGACATTTAAGCGGATATTCCGCAAATGCAAAAGCTCATAACACCAGCGCGGCTACGACACTTCTACGAATCAATTGCCAAATCCCCTCCATGTATTACATGGAAGTTACCCTCAGCAGATAAAGTCACAATCAAGGTAGCGCGGGTCTATAACGCATTTGGGATGTTTGAAGACGATCCCTACACCATTACAATCTGCCCCAAACATTGCACCACGCTTCTGGAAGCGTTTGAAACGATGGCGCACGAAATTGTCCATCTCAAACGATGCGTGGACAAAGACCCCGACTGGGATGACCACGAAGAGCCGTTCAGAAAACTTGCTGCGGAAATATGCCAAGCCTGGGGGTTTGATCCGGCAAAGTTTTAGGTGGGCGAGTCAAAGCCTATATGAAAAAACCGGATCTCACATCCGAATTTGTTACCTCGACCCGCCCGAAACTTACCAAGGAATATCGTCATCCATTTTGTCGATGGACTTGGGCGCGCGATCCTCTTTTGGTTTTGGCTCAAACAGGCTCGCCCAACCATCCCAACCCACAGGAACGGACTCCAGCTTCATAGCCATACCGCCAGACTTGGTGGACATGACAACCCCAATCTTTGTCCATTGTGTTTTCTCGCTACCATCCGCAGCTTTGCGGACGGATTTGCTTACGACTTCATAGAGTATGCTCACTCAACCATCTCCCTTGTTGTTAAGGTTTCAAACATCACATCTACTTCTTCCAAAAACCTAAGTGCCTCATCCTCAATATGCTCCAGCTCGCTTGGAGTCAAATAAAAGCGGCGCACAAACAACTGGTGTGGTGCTGGGACTCGCGGGTCAAAAGACACAAAGTCAACCCAAGGACGGCCTGTTACTGCGGCTTGTAGGGTCATCTGTGGCTTATATTCAGCGGGAACCTCCCCTTGCAATACCCACTCAAGGTGCGTCCCCGTGGTGGGGCATTTAACCTCAATCAGACCCTCTTCTACCAAGCCATCAGGACTTGCCCCGCAAAACTCTATGCTCGGATGGTTAAAGAACCCGCAGTCTTGGATGACTCGCCCCGTGACTTGCTCATAGGTCTCCTTGGCGAAGGGTTCGTTGTCGATTCCCCATTGCATAGCAGCGGTGGAGAACTTAGGAACAATGTCTCCAGTCAGTCGCTCCGCAAGAATCTCAATCTTCAGATTCCTGCGCTCGGCAGAGTCCTCTCCAGTCTTGAGCCTCTTCATCGCGGATCGCATCCTTGAGGCGGTCAGCTTGCCTGTGCGCTCGTTAAACCACGCACCCGTCCCTTGATGTGGATTGTTAGTTCTCATGTTTAAGTTCCTTTAT